CATGAAGATCGTTGGCGACAAGTCGATCAGCGGAGACTTCTCCGCGGTCACGGTGGGCAACGCGCTCGCCGCGACGGCCCTGTTCACCGGCAAGGAGTTCCAGAAGGTCCGCGGCCTCATGGCCAAGGTCACTGTCCTCGCCGAGACCAACACCCTCACGCTGACGGCCAAGTGGCAGGTCTCGCGCGACAACTCGACCTGGGTCGACGTCGCGAACGGCCCGCAGAACGCCGCCGGCGTCGCACTGGCGACCGGTACCGCGGGCGCGGATGCCGCCGTCACGAAGTACATCATGTGTCCCGACGACATCACGTACTCCACGCCGTGGGTGCGCCTCGCGGTCGTCGTCGGCGCGGTCAGCGGCACCGTGAACGACACGTACGCGATCTCGTACGACTACACGATGCTCTCCGGCGCCGAGATCGGGCTCTGACGATGGCTCTGACGTCCGCTGAGGTCCGCCGCATCCGCTACGAGCTCGGCTACAACGTGCTCGCGGTTGGTGCGGAGCCTTATGTGGGTGTCACCCAGCTCTTCGAGCAGGTCATCCAGCCGTACCTGACGGCAGGCGCATCGACCACGTCGAGCACTGCTGTCGTGGCGTCATCGACGGGCGCTCCGGTCACGCTCACGCTTGCCAGTGCCACTGGCTTCAACGTGTTCGACCGGGCCGTGGTCGACGTCGATGGACGACAGGAGTTCGCCACCGTCTCTGCCGTGGCGGGCTCGACGATCACCGTACAGCTCTCGCTCGCCCACTCCGGCACGTACCCCGTGACAGTCGAGGGCGGCGAGAGCATCGTGCGGGAGATCTTGCGCGAGTGCATCCGCATCGGCGGCGGAGGCGGCCTCCTGTCCAAGTCCGCCGGCAAGGCGGGCCTCAAGAAGGTTGACGAGGTCGAGTTCTTCGGCAGCAGCACGTCGACCACCATCGCGGCGCAACAGCGCAAGATGCTCGACTACTGGCGCAACGAGCTCGCTGCCGCTCTCGGCGTCGAGAACATGCGACAGACCGGTGGTGTCGGCGGCGGATCGGTGTCGGTCTACTGATGTCTTTCCGCACCGACATCCTCGAAGCCGTCGAAGACGTGCGGAGCGTGCCTGGCGAGCTCGACATCCGCCAGTATCGCGTCTTCGTCTCCGTGCAGACGTGGAGCGGCGCACGGCCCGGCCTCGGCACCGCGATTACGACCGAGACGGAGCTGCTCGTCAGCGGACACCCGCCGCGCGTAAAGCCGATGACGACCAAAGACGTCGTCGCTTCGGGCGGACTCTACACCGCGTCAGATCTCAAGGTCGGCCCGTTCACCCCGCCGAACGCGAAGGGCGGGACCGATCCAGCGGTCTACAACCCGAACACGAGCAACTGCCCGACCGCGATCACGTTCCGCGTGTCCGGCCCTGGGCTGCCGTCGGGCGGCATTCGCTGCGAGCGAATCAACGACGACACCTACGGCAACTTCTCGCACTACCTGATCCTCAGGCAGACGGGGGCGACGTGAGCGACAGCATCGTCACCGTCGACTCGTCGTCCGTTCGCGCGAAGCTCGCCAAGCTCTCCGACGCACTCGAGCACGCAGCGCTCATTGCGACGCGCACGGCGGCGAACGCGGCGGCGCAGAAGGCGCGCGCTTCACGGCTCTTCGTCGACCGCACGGGCGAACTGCGTCACTCGATTCAGCCGCACTCGGGCCTCGTTGTTCGCGGCGGTGTTGGGTCGATGGTGCTCGCCGCGTCCAAGCACGCTGTCTTCGTCGAGAAGGGCACCCGCGCGCACTTCATCACGCCGCGACCCGGCGGGATGCTTCGCTTCCAGGTGCGCGGCCACTGGGTCTTCGCGCGTGTCGTGCGACACCCTGGCACGAAGCCGCGCCCATTCATGAACTACGCGGCCGTCCACGGTCGGACCGTGCTCGCGTCCTCGCTGCAAGCGGAAGTGCGTCGCGCTCTGCGCGGTGGTGGCGGGTTCGGTGGTCGGGTGACCTGATGGCGGACTTCGACCAGTTCGGCTACGGCGCGTCGGTCTACCCGCTCACGTCGTCGACGAGCAACTCGCTTCTCCGCGACGCGGACCCGGCGCTCTTCTACCTCCTCGAGTTTCTCTCGTGGGGCCTCGGGCACTACCTCGACGCGCGCATCACGGCGGCGACCAACCAGGTCCCGAGCCTGTCGATCGTCTCGCGAGCTGTTGCGTACTCGACGCCACTCAACCCGGCGCCGTTTCTGACGCAGCAGCAGTTCAAGTTTCCGCTTCTCGCCATCTACCGAGTCGACGACGAACTGCGCGACCAGTCGCAGGTGTGGCGCACGAACGACTGCACGCTCGCGATCGAGTACGTGCTCCCGCCGCTCGACTCCGCGCAGGCGGAGCAGCTCATCCCGCTTCTCAAGTCCGCGCGTGACGTGGTCGACCGGCTCTGCCGCGTGGGTCATCACCCATCGTTCACGCCCACCGGCGGGACGGCTGGTGCGGGCCCGTTCGGACCGTCGTTCGGCGGCATCGCCGCGATCGACGTGAAGCGCGCGAAGTTCGGCGCGTACCCGAACACGGAAGGCAAGCTCGACTTCCCCGCCGTCGTCCTCGAGTGCGTGATGACGGAGCGCACCGAGCCCGTCACCGGCGCGCTCGAGGCGTTCAAAGCAGCAGACGTGCACGTCGACTCGAAGGCGTCGGACACGGACACGACTCTCACTGACCTCGTCGTCGTGGACACGAGCGTCGGCTGACCAAACACCGCGCGGGCGCTGCCCGGCGAGGAGACAAGCATGGGAACGCTCCGCGTGCTCGCCGCTGGCGAGGCACTTGTGCAGGACTTTGTCGCGATGCGCGCCGGCCAGCGCCGGTTCATCGGCCGCAAGCTCGACCCGAACCAGGGCGAAGAGTTTGCCGACGCCGAAGACCCGACCATCAAGCGGCGTCAGGCGGTCTTCGTTCCGACGGACGCGCCAGAGCTCGTGCCGGACTGCCCGGAGTACCGCAAGGCGCTCGTCGCCGGCGATCTGCTCCCCGCTGACGAAGCGACCGCGAAGGCCGTTGGCCTCGCCTGGAAGGCCGCGCCCAAGCCGGCCGTGAAGGAGTGATCCAATGACCGCTTCGATCGTGCTGACCGGCATCGGCGCCGGCTACCCCAACCCCGGCGTCTACGTCGAGGTGAACTACGCGCAGGGCAACGCTCTCCCTGGCACCGGCACCTACTCGATCCTGATCCTCGCGAACAAGACGAGCGCCGGCAGCGGCACCGCCGACACCGTGATCTACGGGCCCGACACGCCCGTCCCGCTCCAGTCCGAGCAGGACATGATCAACATCGGCGGTCCGGGCAGCGAGGCGCATCGCTGCTTCCGCGCGATGGCGTCCGTGCTCGGCGCTGGCAGCACCATCCCGGTCTACTGGCTCTTCGTCGGAGAGAGCGCGGGCACGGCTGCGTCGAAGAACATCACGCTCACGGGCGCGGCGTCCGGCGCCGGCAACCTTCGCGTCTACGTCGGCGGCGGCTTCACGCCCGGCGAGGAGTACGTCGACGTCGTCATCTCGAGCGGTGACACCGCGGACGCGATCAAGTCGGCCGCCATCACCGCGATCAACACGCGCACCTTCTGGCCGGTCACGGCCTCGTCCGGAGGCGTCGGCATCATCACGCTCACGGCCAAGCAGAAGGGCCCGCGTGGCAACGACATCATGGTGCAGTGCGCGATCACGAACGGCATCACGACGTCGGTCGACACGACGACGCGCACCCCGCTCGCCAGCGGCGCCACCGCCGACAGCAACGCGACCGCGCTCACGACCATCTCGGGTCAGCGCTACTTCTACATCGGCTCCGCGGCGAACGATGCCACCCAGTTCGGCGCGATCGGCTCGGCGCTCGGCACGCAGGCGCTACCCGGCAACGGCATCCGCCAGCATGCGCTCGCCGGGTTCTCCGGAACGCTCGCGAACGCAAACACGCTCTCGACCACGCTCAACAACGCCCGTTGCGGCGTCGCGTGGCAGGATCTGAGCGACTTCACGCCGGCCGAGATCATGGCGCACACGCTCGCTGTCATCGCGCTCGAGGAAGCCGGCAAGCTCCCGCGTCCGCGCCACAACTTCTCGCTCTTCGGCCAGAGCGCGGACACCCAGTCGAAGTGGAAGCTCCGCGCGCCCCGATCGGCTGTCACGCCGACGCCGACCGAGATCCAGAGCGCGCTCAACAACGGCACCTCTCCGATCGCCTCGAATCGCAACGGATCGAGCTTCCTCGTGAAGCTCGTCACGACGCGCTCGCTCAACGGGTCGAATGCGGACTATCGCGTCCGAGACTGGCACCGTGCGACGGGGCCCGACTTCTTCGCCGATGACCTCTCGGCGCAGGTCATTGCTCGGTACCAGGGCAAAGACATCGAGGACGATCCGCCGGCCGACCAGCCGCCGCTCCCGCAGAACAACAACGCCGTCAACTCGCGCGGGTTCAAAGACACCGTGTTCGAGATGATCGACTTCCACAACGACAACGGCAACGCGAAGAACGTGTCGTCGATCAAGGCCGGCACGCAGGTGCAGCGCGAGACCACGCCGACGAACCGCATGAGCGCGCGCGTGCCGTGGCAGTCGGTCGACATCTTCGACCAGGCCTGCATCGCGATCGACCAAGTCGGCTGACGCATCCACGCAGCGATGACGGTGCCGGGCGCGGCGCCGCATCGCCGAGCCCACTCCACCGGCCCTGAGCCGGACGCGCCCGCTTTCTCCCTCTGGCCCGCCCTCGCGCCAGCCGATGTCGGCTGCTCGTGACGGCGGGCTTTTTCGCAGGAGTCCGCCGTGGCCAATCTCCAGAAATACACCAACGCACTGGTCTACGCCGACGGCGCGCTCTTCGCCGAGAACGTGTCGGTCAAGATCTCCCGCAAGAGCGGAGCGATCCCGGTCCACACGACGCCGAAGGGCCTCGCCGGCTTCGCGCAGGGCGCGCCGGAAACGAGCATCTCCGTCGAGAACGGTGTTCCGCTTGCCGACTTCGAGCTCGACCCTGGCAAGTACATGAAGTTCGGCAAGACGATCACGCTCACGGTCCAGGCCGCCGGCAAGTCGCTCAAGTGCAAGGGGCAGATCCTCGAGGACTCGTTCAGCCACTCCGCGAACTCCGCGTCGTCGCTGTCCTTCGAGTTCCTCGGCGGACTCGCGAGCTGGGAGTGAGTGAGGCATGAGCGTCGTCCCGAAGCACACGGACCCGGCCGCGCTCTGGGCGGCGCTCTCTGCCACGCCACGACCCTTCGACGTCGTCGACCTTCCGCGCAAGGACGCGAGCGGGAAGCCCGTCGGTCAGGTCGCGCTCGTCGTCCTCAAGGTCGAGGAGCAGATGGCGTGCGCTGCCCAGGCGGGCAAGTTCGCGCGCAAGATGCTGCGCGAGAAAGACGGCGACCTCTCACCGTCGCATCCCGACTTCCAGGACCTCTACAACAATCAGGCGGCGCTCGAGGTCCTCTGGCGTGCGTGCCGCATGCCGGGGAATCTCGACCAGCGCGCGTTCCCGAACCCGGAGCAGATTCGATCGACGTTCACCGACGACGAGATCGCGGTGCTCTTTCGCGCGTACCTCCAGGTCAAGTCGGAGCGCGGGCCGATCGTCAGCGAGATCGAGGAGCGCGACGTGGACGCGTGGGTCGAGCGGCTGCGCGAGGCGGGCAGCAAGCTCCCTTTAGGTTTGCTCTCGTGGGACGGGCTATCGGACCTGACGTGGCGTTTGGCCTCGCGCCTGTCGACGTCCTCGACGGGCACTGGCTCTGCTGGCGCGCCGCCGTTGAATGGCTCCGAAGCATCGGCGGCCTCGAGTGATGACGGCGTGAAGCCGATCTCGTTGGAGTGACATGCAAGGCGACACGATCCGCATCGACTTCCAGGTCGGGGCACTCGCTGAGGTTCAGCGTGCGCTCCAGACGGTGGAAAAGGCGCTTGTGCGCCTCGACTCCGTCGCGACCAAGTCGGCGGGCCGGTCGATGTCCGAGCGCACGCGCACCGTCAAGGGCGAGCTCTCGCAGCAAGTCCGCGAGCAAGAGAAGGCCGCCCGCGACGCCGAGCGCATCGCGCGGAACGCTGCCCGAGTAGCGCAGACGCTCGCGAAGGAGCGAACGAAGCAAGAGGCCATCGAGGCCAAAGAGCGCACGAAGATCGCCGAGCGTGAGGAACGCGACAAGGCCAAGGCGGCCGCTCGTTACCTGACGGAAGCACGTCAGGCGCGCGAGCGGCTCGAACGGCGTTCGGCGAACGAAGCGCGGAACGGTGACCGCGTCCGCGACCGCGTCGGCGGCGCCGCGGGGCGACTCATCAGCAATGCCGTCGGCACCACCACCAAGCTCGCGGGCGTGGCGCTTGGACTCGGCGGTGGGTTCACGATCGCCGATGCGCTCGGGAGCGACATCCGTCTGCGTGGCAAGGCGCGCGAGCTTTCGATCCAGAGCGAGGGATCGGTCTCGGCCGAGCAGGTCTACGGCATGGCCACGCGCGGCGGCGTCCAGTACGGGCGCAGCTCCGAGGAGATGGTCGGCGGTCTCGATCGCTTCTACGCGAAGGCCGGCGACATGAACATGGCCGTCAAGATGATGGGCGAGCTCGCCGAGCTGGCCAACGCGACGGGCGCATCGTTCAACGACCTCTCCGAGGTCGCCGGCCAGTTTTTCGCCAGCGACAAGACGATGAGCGCGGAGCAGCTCGCCCAAGCGATGCGAGACATCGCCGAGCAAGGACGACTCGCCAGCGTCGACATGCGCGAGCTTGCGCAGTACGGCTCGCGGCTCACCGGTGCCGCGGCGCTCTTTGCCCCCGGCGCGAACGGCAACCGACTTGACACCGTGCGGAAGCTCGGCGGGCTCACGCAGATCGCCGCAGCGAAGGGCGGCGCCTCGAGTGCCGCGGAAGCGACGGAGAGCGTGCTCGCGATGGGGCTCGACATCAACGAGCACGCGGACCGCTTCAAGGAACTCGGCATCAACTTCGCCGACAAGAACGGGCAACTCAACGATCCGCTCTCGATCATCCGCCAAGCCGTCGACAAGACGAACGGAAACAGCGGCGCGCTGATGGAGCTGTTCGGTCGCCGCTCGTTCCGCGCGGCCGCTGGTTACGCCACGGTGTTCAACGACGCCCGCCGCGGAGGCGCGTCAAAGGCGGACGCGCTCGCTGCGGCGGACAAGCAGGTCAACGAGTACGCCGCTGCGACTATGACGCGCGAGCAGGCGGCGCGCGAGAGCGCGCAGCGCAACGCGGAAGTCGATCGTCAGCTCGAGATGGCGATGACCGAGCTTCACAACGCCGTCGGCAAGGAGCTGACGCCGGAGATCGTGAAGCTCGTCCCGAAGCTCCGTGAGCTGATCCCGCTCTTCGGCAAGGCCGTGCACCAGCTCGGCCGCTTCATTGGATGGTTCGCCGAAAACCCGCTCCAAGGTCTCGGCGCCATCGTCGCCGCGGCCGTGGTGAAGGACCTCGCGCTCGCTGGCATCGGCGCGGCGGTCAAGTCCGCCATCGTCGCCGCACTGGGTGCCGCTGGCTTCGGCAACGCCGCTGGCGGGGCCGCTGGCGGCGTCGCGAGCGGGGCGGCGGGGGCCGGGGCAGGCGTCGGCGCCGGAGCGCTTGGGACCGCGCTGGCGGCCGGCGTGGGCGGCGCTGCGGGCGAAGGTGGTGCGATAGGCCGGCCAGCAGGCCTGCAGCGCCGGCAGCAGGCGCGCGCGGATGCGGTTGCGGGTGTAGCGCTCGTCGGCGTTGCTCGGGTCCTCGACCCAGCCCTGGCCGCGCGCGCGCAGCCAGGCGCGAATGGCCGCCGCCGGCACGCCCAGCAGCGGGCGCCGGTACGCCACGTCGCCGCGCTGCCAGCGCGCCGGCATGGCCGACAGGCCGGGCAGCCCGGCGCCGCGCGACAGCGCCAGCAGGATGGTTTCGACCTGGTCGTCCGCATGCTGCGCGATGACTACTGTTTTGATAGCTGCTTGCGCTTGACTGGCAAGCGCCAGAGCATCAAATGCCTCGTAACGATGGCGGCGCGCCGCGTCCTCCGGGCTCTGGCCGCGGGCCGGCCGCGCATCGACACGGCGCCGCAGCAGGGGCACGTCCAGGCGCGCACAAAGCGCGCTGCAGTGGCGCTCGAAGTCGTCGGCCGCCGGCTGCAGGCCGTGGTGCACATGCATGGCGGACAGCGGCGGCAGGGCTTCGCGCTCGCGCAGGGACGCCAGCAGGTGCAGCAGCACGGTCGAATCCAGGCCGCCGGACAGGGCGATACGCCAGGCCGGCGCCGCGCGCCAGGGGCGGAGAAATTCGAGCAGGGAGAGTTCGAGCGCAGTCATGCCGCCAGCTTAAACAACAACGGGCCCGAAGGCCCGTTGCAGATGATG